CTGCATCAATAGAGAAACATCTACAGCATCAGGATTTGCAAATTTGTTATATCCCGTGTTTATGTTAGCTACGGTTGGAGTATCATCAACCCCGCCAGTAAAGGTTGTTGCAAAAGTAGATACTAAATTACCATAAGAAAGTGCATTGGCTGTAGCAACTCCTGCGTTTGCTGTTAGGTGGCCACCCCACCAAATATATTTGGATCTAGAGTTTAAAACGTCTTTATAATAGTTGCTTGTTCCGTCTGAATTTTTAGCATCACTTGCTTTAGAAACATAACCCCATTTTTCAAGAATTGTATTAGCAGATCCTGAAATTTTACCAGTCGTATCAATAACAATGATGTGCAATTCATCGTTAGAAGCGCCTCGTTGAGAAGCATAGGTAGAAGTTGCTGGAGCAGAATCAAATTCAGCTTTATATGAATTCCAAGCTGAGTATGTATTAGCGTCTGCCATTTCAACACGAATAGAGTTACCTAATGCACCTGGCCATTTTGCGTGAAATACAATAGTGCTGTTTGCGGAATGGTTTTGTTCGTAGTCTGTTTCGTTTTCAATCAATACCGTTGTTGATGTATTACTGTTTGCCGATGCATTTTTAGCGCCTGTTCCAACAGAACGTACAATTCTCAAGTCGCTTCCATATGATAAGAAGTTGGCTGCGGTAAAGAATGTTGGGAATGTATTAGCGTCTGGTTTGCCGAATCTATCTACAAGTTGCGTTTCGTTGCTAATGATAGTAATTTCATTAACTGGACCCCATGTAAAAGCGCCTGCTAAACCACCAATCGTAGTTGCAACAGAAGGAACAACTGTTGTCAAATCTACTTCGGAGATATTAACTCCTGGTGATAATTGGAAAGCCATTTTGTGTTCTCCTTTTTTTTATTATAGAACTAAATCGTATTATCTATTTATGTTTTTATAAAGTTGACGATATATAACCCTTGCGCTTTGCTGCCGTCCAAAGGTCTTCTCCGTCAAAATGTTTTTCTTCTTCTAAGCCGTCATCCAAAATACCTATTGGTAACATTTCTTCTTCCATTTGAAGGTGTCGTTCTTCCAAAAGTCTTTGTCTAACATCGGAATTTGTTATTTCCTTGAAGAAACTTTGTGCTGTCAACCATGAAAAAAGTACCAAAGTCATCACAATATCATCATTGTTGCCCTCTTCGGCTTTATAAGAATCTTTATCTCTTACAAAGGTATTTAGCTCCGCGATGGTGTCAAAGTCTGTAGTGGTAAGTTTGTCAGTTTCTATCAACGTTTTCAGATTGGAACAGCCAATCTTTTTGACTGTCTTGGATGTTTTAACACCATAGGCTGCACCTTTCTTGAAACCACTGGCAATATGTTGACCCTTAATGTCGTGGCTTTCAATACGAAAGATGTTTTCATACTCCAAATCATAATGTAAAATGTCAACCACTTGTTGCCCAACGCTATTAGTTTCTACCAATATCCAAGCACGATTGTATCTGTTAGCAAGATTATAAACATATGTTGGAAAGATGAAAGCTGATAGTTTATTATCCCTAAACTTAGCTACATGTTTGTATGGTATTTCGGTAACGTCAATAATTGAGCATACCGAATAGTCTAGTCCAACACCTTCCGCACAATCCACAATAGCCATGTAAGTATGACCCGGTTTTGGTGCTTCGTAAATATCTAAGTATTCTTCTTTCTCTGCTGGATTATTAAACGCAAGCATCTTTAGTTTAGCACCAGGAATCAATGTAGCAGAAGAACCAATGAACTCGGTTTCAAACTCTTGCCTGAACTGTTCTTCACTGGTGTTTCTAATCGTTTCTTCACGCCAGGTTGCATCTCTTCCTGGCACCATAGACCAATGAACTTCAAATGGCACATATAATGAACGCTGTTCAACGGCATCTGTCCACATTTTGTAAAACTGATTCAATCCATGTGGCGTTGAAACGATAATAACTTTTGTGGTTTTACCAGACGAGATTACCGGATAAGTGGAAGTAAAGAATTCGGCTGCAATGTTTTGTGGAACGAAAGCAAACTCATCCAAGAATACTAAATTGTATGTTCCTCCACGAACACCAGATGCATTTGTTGCGTAAGCTGAAATCTCAGAACCATTCTCAAGAACGATGTTTCCTTTGTTCCATTCCATAATGCCTTGTTGCATCCACAATGGAAGATATTCATAGGAGTATTTGATGCGACCAAGAATGTCACGGGCTAAGTCGCCTTTGTTTGCTAAAATTGCAATCTTGTAGTCATCCGAAAACAAAACAGCCCAAAGCATATAACCTGCTGTTGTGGTTGTTTTACCAACTTGTCGTGGCATCTTAGCAATAGAGAAACGATTGCTGTGGAAACCACGAACCATCTCCTCTTGAAAGTTCCACATATCAAAAGGAATTAAACCCAAGTCTACGTTAACAATCTTTACATAATTTTTAATGAAGTAGACTGGATCTTTAATGCACCGAGTAATCTCAATCAGCTGGTCATTGGTATACTCTACTTGTACGCCAGACCGCTTTAACTTTGGATTACCTAAATAACCACCGATTGACATTATTTAATAATACTTCTTAACATCCATGCTTTCTTTTGGTGAGCACCCAAAAGGTCTTGCAAGAAGTTACCGATTGCTGGCTCATCGGCTTGTTCGGCTGCAACAATACCAGCACGGAGATGTATAATGAATCTATCGTTATCACGCTTCAATTCAGTCATCATAGCAAGTGCCATAGGAATGTTTTGTGATTCTTCTAAGTCAGCTAATTCCAACATTCTTTCTAATGATCCTGGAGCATAACTATCTAATTGACGGATGTGTTCCGCAATAGGGTCGTTTTGATTGAAAACTTCGGTGTAGAATCCATTGAGAAAATCGTGATATTGTGGAAAATTAGCACCCTCAATATTCCAATGGAAGCCATGCGATTTTAGATACAGAGCAAAATTGGTACCCAAGATTACTTTTAGTTGTTGAATTAGTTGTTCCATTTTATCCTACTTGTTTAATTTGTTTAATTAAATCTCTTGTTGAGCCTACAAATACCGCTTTGTCTACATTCACTACAGTGTGTTCTTTAACTGGTGACAAATCTCTTTTTCTCTTTTGCAACTCAAGTAAATCTTTATTAATGTCAGACATATTTTTAATTAGCGTGGCTGCAACTTCATATGCTCTTGGATGATCCGTTGCTTTTGCTACCATAAGAATATTGTCTACAGCAACTCTACCTTTTTCTGCTAACTCACGAATATTATTTCTTGCAAATTCAAAATCCGAATCCACATCTGTTGGAACAATTTCAACTATAGAAGATTCGTCTTCTGCTAGTGGTTGAACTCCAAAGATGTTGGATAGATTTTCATTAGTTTTCAATCTACACCTTGCCCTTTGATATACCAAGTATTTCCACTAACATACAATAGTGTAGCCCAACCACGAGGATACACATTTGCATATCCTCTTACTGTAGAATTGTTAGCAACATAAAGAGTAACATCATTTGAGGTTGCAACATTAATTTTTCCAGTGCCATTAAGAACAATATCAATTACTGTGCCCGTTGGCCATGCAACAACGCCAGCGTTTGGAATTGTAATTGTTTGAATTTGTGTATTTGTGCTATAGATATGTTTTCCACGATCTGTCAACTGCAATGTGTAATCTTGTATTTGAATATTTTGTGATATATTCAATGCAGTATTAGCGGCTGTGTATGCACTATTAGCTTGATTGAATGCATTGTTAATATTATTAGTTAATATAATAACACTTGCTCCAACATTGGCTGCCCTCGCCGCAATTTCTACGCCTACGTTTGCTTGTCCAGCTAAAGCGGCCGCACCAGTATTAGCTTGATATCCGGAAGTTACAGCGATAATACTAGCACCTACGTTTGCTTGTCCAGAGGCTACATCAGCAATTCTGCCAGCTCCTACGTTTGCTTGTCCAGCTAAAGCGGCTGCACCAGTATTAGCTTGATAGGCTGATGTTACCGTAATAAGACCTGCGCCTACGTTTGCCAGTGAAGCAACATCAGTAGCAAATGTTGAATCAAGATGTGTTGTTAATGATAACAGTGATATAGTGTTTGATGTTCCGCTTGCTGTGTTGGAAATTCCAAATATAACATTTGCTGGTATATTTCCAACACCAGAGATAGCGGTTAATTGAGATAGCTTTTTTGCCATTTAGACTTCCTATTTTAAGTCAAAGTACTTGGAAATTCTGTAATCGTTTCTGTGAATCCAAAATCTTCATCCGAGTTTGCTGATACTGGATCTGGTACAGTTACAATTGCAACTGTTTTTAATGGATTCAAATCTACGGTATTTATTGTATATGTAGCATTAGAATAATCACCAACAATTACATCATCTTCTTCAAGCAAATCATTTAAGTCCGACACAACTAATGTGCCACCGCTATTATTTGCAAAGTATACAACAGTTCCTGTTTTGTTTTTGGATGAACTTCTAACAACTTCGCCCGTAACTAAAACACCAGAACCATTAGCATAATCAACGTATACTTTTTGTGATAGGGTGCTTCTTGAATCTGTGTAGATATTTGTATTTGCTTGTTCAATTAAACCAACTGTGCTTACTGGTGGGAAGATATATCCTTTTACTGTAAAAGATAAGTTCCAAATTATAAGTCTAGTCGTAGACATGTCGCCTTCATACTCTGTTTGTGGTGTCACAGAATTAAGAATAACTGGCATATCATATTTTCTACCTAATGAAGGTATTAAATCCACAGTCACAGTAAAGTCTGGTGTGAAGTATGGCAATATCTGTTCAAGAATTTGTGTACCATCTTCTGTATTCCTAACATAGATAGCTAACTCAAATTCAAAGTTGTATGGTATTGGTGCATACTGTGATGATACTGCACCTGTTGTAGCATTCGTGGAATAGTTTCTGTTTATAGTATTAAATTTTCTGGATGAATCATATTCTAATCCAACCAAATCAAAAGAAATTCTGGGTACATATGTCGCAATGGATTTTGTTAGTGTTGGATCAGATACTAGTCGTGTAACATATTTTTCTTTAGCACCATAAGAAAGAGGAACACGCATTCTCTCATGCTCAATTGTTCCAGCTTTATTGTATCTTACCAATAACAAGTCATTGAATAGTGTGCCAAAAGCAACTACTACTTTACGAATTGTTCTATTGTAAAAATGAGAATTATTTAACATCAGGCTTCACCAAAAGGATTGTGTTCTGTGAAATCTAATATTCCATCAGATTCAGTTTCTATTCTAACATTGTCTGCGATATCTTCAAATAAGTTATTACCAACTTGTGAGTCATCATTGTAAGATAATGCGCTTCTCAATGCATTACTTGTGTTGCCGCGAACATTACCTGTAGCAAAAGAACCTTGCACACGAATAATGTTAACCGATGAGTGTGCGCTATAAGAATGAACAATAGCTTGTGCGTTTGCTGTTGCTAATGAAGAACCTTGATATATGATTTCTCCAGGAACAAAAGAACCAGTACTTGCTGGAAATACTGTTGTGTTTGCTAGAGGTAAAGTTGCACGTTTGTAACTATCAAATATCTGGTCATCAATTTCATCAACACCAGTGGAAATAATTTCTTCACTAAAGACAAATTGTTTTAGTTTCAATGCATACACATAGACATTGCCACCACGACCACGACCTAGTGTGTAGAACATTGCTTGATTATTTTCATGTTCTACAAACGATATCTCAAAGAAGTTTTTCAATAGAGGAATGTAGACTAAATCGCCTTCTCTTGGTCTAGTCAAAGTTGTGCCCATGGAAGCAAATCTTCTCCGTGACATTAGTAGAGTTACCTCATCCCTAATCTCTAAGCCAAACTTTGATATGAAATCGCCTTCGCCATCCATTCCACTAACATTTTCCAGATACATTTCAATTCCGTAAGCACTACGAAACTCTTTTAGGGTGTCTTCACCATAGAGCATATCCACTTGGTCTCTTGTCGTTTGTGGTAGATAATAAACATCCATGCCATGAATTTGCATAGCTTCAATCACCAAATCTTCTACCAGCAATTGCTCACTGGTTATTTGGTGTTGTGGAAAATTATTAAAATAGAAGTTCGTAGACATTTTATCCTACAAAGATTTCACTAGGCATACTGCTGATGGTATACATTTCTTCTTCTAGTTTATCCAACTCAGTTTGTGCTTCTTGCATAATTCTTGGACCATCTAGTGTTACACCGCCAGGCATTTGAATGCCAGCAAACTTTGAAAGATTGGTACCCCATTGATATTTAATTTTAGCTGTAGCGTAGTTCTTCAAAAACTTATCATTCCAAACATCCGTAACGCCGGCTTTTGTTGCTGTGTTAGCTGTAATGTTTGTCGTTAAACTACTTGCAATAGTAATACTTGTTGGAGAATTGATTGTACGAATCTGAACTTCTTGACCACTAGATAGTGTGATAATGTCGTTTTCAATAACTTCTTGGTCAAATATTGTTCCTGTTCCTGTGATAGTGTTGCTACTTGTTGTACCAGTCAAAGTTCCGGTCAAAGTAACTGTATCTGGGCGCATCGCACGATAGCATTCTACAACAACATACTGACCAACCTGTAAGTCTCTAGACCAATCAATA